CCGCAGTCCTAGGACCTCAGGAATTTATATTCCCAAAGTCTAAGGATGGTTCACAACTTCCCAACTGTATCCAGAAAACTGGACAGTTGATGGGGTCAGTTCTTTCTTTCCCAATACTTTGTGTGTTGAATGTTGTTGCCTTTTGGCGTGCCTTTGAACGGTGGCAGGATATTGGATCCATTCCGTTGGAACAGTTACCTGTTCTTATTAATGGTGATGATATTCTGTTCTTCACATCCGATGAGCTACAAGCTCTCTGGGAAGAAGAGATTACCAAGGTAGGATTTGAGAAATCCCTTGGAAAAAATTATGTCTCAAAACACTATTTGACAATTAATTCTCTCCTCTTTCGTTACTACAAAGATAGGAAAATCGAGGATATGTTTGAGTATCTGCCCTACTACAATGTGGGCCTTACACTCAACAAGGATTACAAGAAAACCTTACCACTCTACGATGCCTTTAATATAGTCATTAGCGGGGCACAGGATAGAATCCGTGCCGCCAACCAATTCATACATCACAGGAAAAGTGAGATAGAAAAGTTAACCAGTAATGGTAGATTTAATCTTTTTGCTTCAAGTGACCGTGGTGGATTTGGCTGCATACAAAGTCGTGAACAAGATATTATATTCACTGATTTTCAGCAGGCTTTTGGACAGTATTTGAAGGGTCGTAGGAATGAAAGATTCCGCAAGGGGATTTCGCAAAAGAGCGATAATCTTGGCATTATATGCCCCAAAAAATTGACAACAACTATACCCATTAAAGGTCGAGTCAAGTCACTTCTGATGATTAAACGAGGTCAATCTCCGCCGACAGCTTATGAAATGCTGAAAGACGATGAGATCAAAATACCTCCCTTCACTGCAAACGTTAATTTATCGTTTTTCCAGGAGAAGGAGTCAGAAGTCCAGATTCCGCGCTATGCTGTACGAAACGTGCATAGATACTGGTGGAAGTTATTGAAGCAGGTAGAACCTGACTTTGATTTGTCAAGGCGTTGGACCTCTATAATTGTAGAGAGGACCACACCAAGGTGGCATCACGGTTGGCGAACCGATGTTCATCTCAGATGATAGGCTTGTACAGCCTGGACTGATAATGTATGTGAGCGGTCTGCTCTGGTGATGGGGGATTAGAACCCTCCGGAAGAAACCCTATGTTGAACAGGGGATATATCCAGATTAGATTTAACAATACACAGTTCCGCTGCAACCGTCTGTTGAGGGATGTGCTCTCCTGTAGGCTAACTTTGCCTGGTTTTTAGGAAATGCATGGTGTTGGAAGTTTTGAGTGAATGTGACTATAGTCCCTTTATTGGGCAATGTCGACCTCAAGATTCAACAACACGAAGTGCTATTATTAATCCGCAAAGTGGACTCCCTAAGGAGTGTGGACTT